AGTTCCATTTCAGAAATATCTATTAAAGCATACATTTCATGTGCCGCAATCTCATCTAAACCAACTGTGTAACCAGTAGTTTCGCTTCTTGTACCTTGTTCAGCAACCCATTGTGCAGTGAACTCTCCAGTTCTTTTAGGAACTTGGATACTTCTTTGCGATGTGCTTCTGATTCTAGCAATTGATCTAATTGGAGAATATTCAACTATTCCTTTAATTAGTTCTCTTACATACTCAGGTGGAGCAAGGTAACCAGCTGTTGAATCATTTCCAACAGTTAATACTTTTACTTCATCTGGAGATAGGTTTTCTTTACCTTTTCTTAACCATTTGTCAAAAACTTGAACTTGTTTTGATTCTATTTTTGAATCGTTTCCAAATCCAGGTCTTGATATAATAGTTTCTAATTTAGCCATTGATTCTTGGTTTTGCTTTTGTGTTTCAGCTTGGGCTTTCATGCTTACTTCCATATCAGCAAATTTATCCATATCTTTTTCGATTTTAGATAACTTCGCTTCAGTTACTGGATCAGCAGTTCCTTTAGCTTCAACTTGTGCAAGTCTTTCGTCATTTGCTTCTTTGAAAGACTCAAAAGTTTTCCCAAGAGTTTCAACAGCAGTTTTTACTTCGTTGTTGTCCATATTATTTCCTTTTGGTTTTTTATTGTTTAATTATATTAGCAACTTTATTTATTAAGTCAGCTAATTGTTTATTGTCATCTCCAGCATCTCGCTGTGATAAAGATTCCGATAATGCTTTTGCACCAATCTTCGCCTCTGTCCGAGAAAGACCTCCTGCATCACGCAAGATTTTCTCCCACTCTCGAATATTTTTAGCATTCCCTTTAACAGTTTCAATTAAAGCACTTTCATTCATAGGGAAAGTTACTAAACTGATTTCCATAAGATCAACTTCTTTAAGAGTTCTTACTCCTCTTTTATTTTCGTTGTATCCTTGTTTCTCTGGGTCTGCTTTAAATCCTATTGACATACCATCTAATGCACCCATCTTTAAAAGTTCGTATGCTTCACGACCTTTTTGAGTTCCCATAGCTAGTTGTCCTTTAACAAATAATCCTTTTGAATCTTCGTACATATCTGTAAAGACTCCAATAGGCTCATCTGTTTTATGTTGATATAACATTTTAACTTTGCTTACTGGTCTATTTACTAATGATTTAGTAAATGCACCTTTTTGCATAACGTCATTACCTTGATCTTCATTTCCAAATATAGAACCATAACCAGTAAATATTCCTTTACTATTTTCTGCTTTGATTTCTGATTCAAAAACTAATTTTTTTAATTCTGTATCGCATTGACATATACCATCATCTTGGCACACACAAACACTTTTCATAGGTTTTTTCTTTTTAGGTTTTCTATAAGATGATGAATATTTATCTTCTTCTTCGTCATCATTACCATAACCTTTGCTAATTGCTTCTTCATAAGACTCATGAGTATTACATGGCATATAAATAGTTTTGCCATCTTTATCCATAGTATGAGTTCCTACACAACCTATTTCTTTTGCTTTATCTCTAGCATCATCTTGATTATCAAACTGATCTTCTGCTCTTGCTACTTTTTGCATTTCAGTTTCTTCCATTTCAGGTTTTTTTGCTTTAGACGAGATAACATCTGTCAAAGATTTTATAGCTTCGCCCATTTTTTCAATATCATTCATTGAATATTTCTCCTTTGTTTTATTTTTATATTGAGAATTACATACAGCTAATCTTTGCTCTGTTGTAGGAAATTCAGAAGTAGTCTTGTCATCTGACATACATCTACTTATGAAGTCCTCTCTCGTTTCTTTATCTTTTGGTTTTACTAATGGCATTATTTACCCTTAAATTTTTTCATAACCTTTTTGCAACAATTATCAAACCAACTATATTTGTCGTTCAGTCTGCATAATGCAACACCGATTATTATTCCTATTATTATTTCCATTTTTTTCTCCTATAAAAAATCAGGTGTAATATAAATTGATGCACACCTGCAGTTAATTGTATTTCCAGCTGAACCTCTAGGATCGCCTGGATATTTTAATCTTTCTCCACCTACAACAAAAAATTCTTTTAAATCAACTCTTTGTCCTGAAGCAATAGAATGACTGACTCTTGTTCTATTATCTTGAATAGCAACCCACTCTTTAACAGTTCCATCTATTTTCATATTTTCAGCAACTGCTTCATTTGCGAAACTTGCAACTCTATGAACTTCTGTTCTTGATATTAGGTTTGCTCTATAAACACCCATACCTATAAGTGTATTTCTTAAAGCAACTCCTGTTGCCTCTACTGATAGACCATCATTATAAGAGTTGTCAATAACTTTTGCCAATCTCTTTCTAGTTGTTTCATCTATCTCTCCTGCCCAAACAGAAGTATTAAAATCAATAAACTCTGATAATTCTTTTTCAAAGTCGCTGTCAAAATCTTTAGAAAAAAATCTTCCTAAAGCATAATCTTTAAAAGAAAATGCAACAGTTCTATAAAGTGTATTTAAAATTAATTTTAATTTATCATTTTGTTTTCTTAACTCTGCGTCAAGCATTATCTGACTTCTTGTTTGATATGCTATCTCAACTTTTTTCCCAAACTCTTTAAAGTATCTATTTAATACTTTATAATATTGTCGTCTAAATGGTGTTCTTAATCTTTCTTGTTGATACCAAGTTCTTTCTCTAACACCTTTAAACAATTTTAATTGTTTGCGATTAAAAAACATTATCTACTTTGTCCTGACATTTTATTTATTCTCTTTATTATTTTTTATTAAATATTTGACTACTGTTCCTGTTGGGTTAAAATCCATTTTACCAACTGAAACACAACCATTCATAGAAATTATAAATAAGATTAGAATTATTCTAATGTAGCGTTCTATTATCAACTCCATAATAATTTTCTTCAAGTTCAGCAATATTGTCAAGAATAGTTTCAGCGTCAAAGTCTATACTTTTTGTCATACAAATATAAGAAGTATAATGTGCGGCTTCTTCTTTTGATTTAAACTTTCCTATTCTTATTACTACTTCACACTCATCTTTATTTTTAAGTTTCTCTATAAATAATTTTGTTTGTTTTATTGCACTCATGTTGCTAGTGGGTGTCCACTTGGTAATAAATCTAAATCAAATTTACCACCTCTAAATTTACCTGTTCTTACTGCAAATAAAAAAGCATTCACTCTAGCATAAGCCCACTGTTCTTCACTCGTAACACTTGGTCTAACACTTCCAGGATTAGTTCTGTAAGCACCTATACCTCTTTTAAATACTGATGATAACATTCCAAGAGTAACTTTCTTACCTGCTTTATCTCCATACTTCTCATTATGTTCATCAACTTTATTTTTTAATCCTTTTTTAACTGCCGCAGTAACTTGCTTTTCTTCTATGCCATCTTCTATAAATTTATTTTTTTCTCTTTCTAATTGATTTCTAACTTTTGTACTCCAACTAAATCCAGCATCTCCACCCCAAAGTGCCCAAGCTATTCTACCATTTGATGGGTAACCTTTCTCTCCTACTCTAAATCCTTGTGCATCTTTATCGCTTTCATGTCTGCTAAAAAAACTAAACATTCTTCTAACAGTACTCGGAGATAATTTTTCTTTAGCAACAATCTGACTTGCTCTAGTTGCACCTATTCTAGTACCACCTCTATTAAATTCTTTTCTCCATGCTATACCCTTTTTAGCTTCAGTAACCATTGAGTCAGTAGGTGTTGTATTTATGTCACTAATGGCTTTTAAAATTTCATCTATATCTGAATCTTCATTTTCAATTAATTCTTCTGGTACAACCTCTTCTGGAATTTCTTCACTAATATTTTCTTCTGTCATATCATCAGCTAAATTAAGTGGCATTAAATTTGCTTGTACTAATAAACTATCAGCACCCTCGATTGGTTCATAACCTAACTGCTCTCTTGCTTCATTACGAGTTAAAATACCATCTTTAACACCTGCACTAACAGATTCAAAAACTCTTTTTCTTTGTTCTGCCATAGCAGGAATAGAATCAATATCATATCTTAATTCTAAACCTTGCTCATTGAACATAGGCACTAACCATTCATTCATGTCGCCTTGTATTCTGTCAAGCAAAGGAATAATTGTTTCATTATATAAAGCAAGTTTTGCTTCTGCAAAATTAGAATAAGTTTGTGAATCAGGAATACCTATAAGCTGACTTGGTACTCCATAAACTAAAGCAATATCTTTTGCTGACATATTTTTTAATTGTATAAAGTCCATGTCTTTAGGAGATAGACCCATTTCTTTCCAATCAAAATCTCCCTCTAATAACATTGGCTTACCAGCATTACCAGTTCCACTAAATCTTTGATTAACATCATTCATCAATTGATTTCTTTGAACATCTGATAACTGAACATGACCACCTGTTTCATCTTTAGGATTAAAGATAACAGCACCACTTGGTCTTGCTCCATTTTGTAATAAATTTACATTATGTTTGTTTGCTAAATTATGTTGGTCAATATCAACACTAGATGCTTGAATAGGACTCATTCCATAATAATCATCTAAAGGATTAAAAAGTTTTATGTGTTTTACTTTTGAAGATCCTGTTGCTTGATCAACAAGATAGCTTTCAACAATCTGACCTTTAAGCATATAATCATAAGCTACTGGCATTGCTCTTGTGCCTGTTCTAATTTTAATTCTATCTGGTCTTAAATTATAAAGTTCAGTTGGTGGAGTGTTATCTCCTCCTACACTTAACATATAATTATTTCCTGAAATTAATAAATAAGAATAAA